TTTCAATGATTTTTCAGTGGAGATATAATAAAAATCGTCTTTAATTAATACTCCTGCCTCTCTACAAGGTATTTCACTAGCAACAAATACACTATAACTTGTAGAAGAAAAAGTTTGATAAGCAGATATAACATAGACACCTTTATTAGTTGCTACATATATTTTGTTTCCTGTTTCAGCTTTTATAACTTTTGGAAACACATTATTTAAAGAAAAACGGATCCGATTGTCTTATTCCATTTCTAAAATTAAAATAATTTGATATTTCACTAAAGTAAAATGTATTTTCTTTTATGAAATATAATCTATCTCTATATATACCAACATCAACTATACCACTATTAAAATTAATTATTTTACCATAAGAAAATTCCCCACCTTGTACATCTCCACTACCAGATAAACTTTGTATACTTGTTATAATATCAGAACTTCCTAATTTTACTGGTGTGTTTCCTATAATATAGTTTCCGTTTGTTTCTGGGAAATATCTATGTAATACACCTACAACCATATTAACATGTGCTCCTGCTATATCGTTAATATTAGAAAATGTCCTGTATTGTAAATATAATCTTTCAATTTGCAATGTAGATGAAGATAAAAATATCTTGCCACTTCTAACAGATAAAGATGGTGAGTTATATGTTCCTATTAATGTTACTCTTAAATCATTTCCTATTTGATATATTTTATATAAATCAATAGTCAGTTCCTGTTTCTCTTGAACAGGAAATTTAAGCAAGTTCATAAAATTGCTTGCTCCAATATTTCCGTCTTGATTAAATTCTAAAACTTTTACATTTCCTGTGTTATCAATAACGAACAACTTTTCATCAGCATAACTAATGTTTGAAAAATTTCCTATATTATGTTGATATAACAAAGGAGAGTTATTATTTTCAAAATCTTTTTTTATTGTAACAACTGTTTCATTTCCAACGGCAATATAAAAATTATGCTTGGTATCAAATATATGTTCAATATTTATAGGGAACCCATTCACTGCATACTCTTTTAATTTCTTTGCAATTTTTAAATTACCCATTTCATTTATAACAAAATTTTCTATTCTTTGAGCTGATTGTTGATATATTTCTGTATCTCTTATACCTCCCAATCTTTCTCCTGTTTCTCCATAATTAAATATATTGTTTGTTGTAAACATTATTCTACCTCCCAAGGTTTATACATAAATCCTTGTTGATATATTATTTTTCTTTTTTCTTCTTCAAATTGTTGTTGCAAAAATTGATAACGATTATTATAAGCATTAAATGCAAGACTTATTTCTTTTGCTAAATATATAACTATGATATTAAACATATTATTTGGAATTTCAGTTAAACTAATCTCTCTACAATATTGGATATATAATTCACTAGTTTTAGAATAAATGAATTCTCCCTCTATTCTAAAATCAGCATTTCCTTGTATGATATTTAAAAAATCAATAGGTATATTAAATTTATTTTCTCCTAACTTATTTTGACCTACTGTTGTTAATTTAACCGTAATTGCATTGAACAAAAAATCTGTTTCTATTGCTATATTTTTAATAACTGTATCAAGTAGTCCATCGGCCACTTGGTATTTATCGCCTTTATTATCATTGAAAGCATTATTATCCCCAACTTTCAGAAATGCTTGTTTTATTATTTCTCCTCTATCCATAACTACACTCCTTTTCGGGTAGGCAATAAACCTACCCGTTACTTGATGAACTTTCTAATCTCCTCCACATCTTTTTTTAATTCTGTTTGGTCCTTTTGCATTGCTTCCAACTGGTCTACTATCTTCTGCATAGTAGTTCTATAAATTTCAAATGTCTTACTATCTTTCCATAGAAAATACAGTAAAATAGCCCCTACTACACCATATTCAAGTAAAGTTTTTTCCATAACATCACCTAATCCCTAACACTTTATACCAATAGTTATAATACTCTTTTGCCTCCTTAGTTCTATCAATTACAGCTCTATCTTTGTATCCCTCATTTCGTAATTTAGACTTCCAAGATGTTTCACCAAAATACTTAACTGCCATATAAAATTTTCTTCTGGTCCTGTTGTCCACTCCAGTTTTTTTCATAATGAAATTAAATATCTTGTCTGCTAAGGTACGATTAATTCCAGTGTTGTTGTATATAGAGTATAAATAATCGTGTATAACTGCTGCATTAATGTATTTGCCATAAGGATTATATAGCCATTGCAAAGATTTAGGTACTGAGGCTCCATCAGTGATGAAACCTCTAAACACCTTTATATCATAACCATTGACAGAGTAAACATAATCATCTAACAGTATAGCTTTTCCATTAGATAAAGGTTTAAGTATTAGTTTACTCTTTTCCATTTTTACCTTCTTTTAATTTCTTAAATAAAGGTTGCAACTCTTTAACTACTGCTTCTATTGTATTTTCATTTATAAATATTCTTAGATGTTTTGGCAATTTAGAAACAAATTCTTGAACTGCTTTCTTTTTAAGCTCCCCAAGTCCCTTGCCTTGTATAGCCAATTCTTGTTTCATTACTTCATTTCTTACCTCATTAGTTGCCTCTTCTTTTCCTTTATATCTCCAAGTCAATACAAAATAAGTTACCACTGAAAATACATACCCTAAAACTTGCCATAATAATTGTTTATTCATACTTTTACCTCCTAAAATTTTTAATATTTTTTTATAATAAATTTGTCTGGCCAGACTGTTTATTAAATATTTTCTTTTATAAAATTAATAAATAAATCTACAACATCTTTCTCAACTGAAAACTTTAAACTTTCATCTTGATTGCTGCCAAAAAAGGGCTCAACTAAAATATAAGTATCTTTGCTATTGCATATTCCGTAGCCTCCTCTAACTTTGCTATCTTGAATTTCTATTATTCCGTGATTACCTCTAATTTTACTACCAAATATATTCTGTAACCTAGCCATAAAATCTGTTGCTAATTCCTTAGCCTTATTATTTCCATAGTAAACTAAACATTCACAACCATTGGCTTGACTGCTAGTAGATGAATTAAAATGAAGTTCTAAACAAAATTTATAATCATTCTTGTTTAATTCTTTTAAAACTTCGTCCATCTCAGGAACATAAGCTTTATTAGGTTTTCTTTCATAAACATCTATAATTTCTGGTATTTCTCCTTTTATTTTTTCTGCTATTTTTTTCCAGTATTTAAACTCACTCAATAAAATAGTTGAGTATGCTCCACGGCTTCTATCATTATGTCCTATGACTAAAGCTACCTTATTCATTTGTCCTCCTTATATATAAAAATGTAAATTTTTATATTGAAAATTAAAATTTACTATCTCTTAAATATAAAATCTTTAAAATTTATATTTAATAAAAACCATTTAAAAAATGACCTCGTAATAAACTGATGTAAGAGTTTTAAACCACATAGCCTATAAAGAGTATGTCTTTTGATTTAAAACTTCTCTATTACCATTTTATAGCTTCTATTTCTTTTGCTGATTTACAAGCTTCTAATTTTATTGAAAGCACTCCAAACTTTTCAAATATTTCAGATTTTCTTTTTATAAATTCAGTCAATACATTCATTAATTGAGAATATGTAAAAGTTTTTATGCTATTATCTACAAGTATCCAATTTCTTGTATCTGTTTCTGCGACTTCTCCTCTTTTTAACATATAGTCAACTTCCCAAAAATTATCCAAATCATCTTTTCTAACTTGGAAAGTATCTCCATTTACTGTGATATTCTCATAAAGTTTAGATGTTCTAATTTTCTTCAATTCTTCTCTTTTTAACTTTTTTAATTTATCTAAATCTGGAGAATGTTTTATTTTTCCATTTTCATAAACATAATCATCTATTGGGTGTATAAATTCAAAATTTTCAACTTCAATGGCTCCTTGCAATTCTCCAATTAAAGCATAGCTTATTATTCTTTTGTTTTTATCTATAACTATTTTCATATCTTCTCCTTATTATGTTTGTTCTACTTCTGATATTTTACCTGGATTATTTTTATCAATTCTTACTTCTTCTAAAACATACACCTTTTTTAATTTATGCTGTATTTCGGTAACTGAAAATATGAGTTCATTATTTTTAATTTTAACAAATAGAGCTGTGTGATTTTTGTTCATTTCTAAATTTTGCTCTTCATTAATTTTTAAAATCATAATATTTGTGGTTTTATAACTGCCATCATATATTGCTCCAAATATACAAAAACACATTATCCACTTATCACCTAGTTCAAGTTTCATATTATCGCTTATTTCACCTTCAAAAACCTGTCTTAGTTTCATACCACTTTTAATTTCAACCTCTTTGCTACTATTATCACTCATAGTGATTTTTAATTTATCATTATTGTAAGATAAATCTTGTATTTCTCTTCCGTCTTTACCAGCAACTGTCGGAACTTTAAAAACTGTATTTTTATTATCATCATAATTTACTGTTACTTTATCTCCTATGGCTGTTATTGATGTTATTCCTGCTCCTCTATCTCCTTTTAATTTATCTCTATTATCAGCAATATATTTTGCTACTGCGTTTGATAAACTATTTTTCAACTCATCTGATAAAGCATTTAAACTATTAATTTTTTCTGATAATATTCTTTCAAATTCTTTTATAGCTTCTTTCTCATTATTATTTAATCTATCCACAGAATTTTTTATATCTTCTTGTGCTTTGTTAAAAATTGTATTCAGCTCATTAATTTTCTTTTTTAATTCTTCTGTAAATTCAGATATTTTATTTTTTGCTGCTGCTTCTATTTCTGATAAAGACATTTCTTTTGTTGATTTAATCAATTCCTCGACTTCTTTTTTTAACTTACTTACCATCTGCTCATACTTACTATTCAAATCTCCTAATGGGAAAGTTACTATTTTTTCATCTTCATTCATTGCCCAAAATGTATTTGGCTCTAACGGAGTTAATATTTGTGTCATATTTAAACTATCTACTTTCACTCCTGTTGATTTTGCATATTTAACAATATTAGTTACATCTTCAATTAAATCATTGTATTTACTCACTAATACTTTAAGTTCTGGGTATTCTTCTAAATACTTCCCAGATTTCATATCTGTTGTATAGATTATTTGGTATTCATAAGACTTAGCTTTTATGTTGTCATCTATATTTAGATATAAAACATTACTTTCTAACTTTGTTGTGTAATTTCCTTTTGGTATAGGGATAAAACTTGTATTTCTTTTTCTATACATAAATACGGCTTTTGATAAATCTACTCCATTTATTTCAAACTTATCTTCGCCATTTGCTAGAAATTCTCTTACTATCTCTATGATTTTACCTGTTTTAAAATCCATTTTTCCTCCATAAAAATAGAGTAGGGTTTTACCCCTACCCTTAAAGGTTATGCTGCTTTTGATGATATTTTTGCTATTTTATCAGCTTCTATAAGTACTGCTCCTCCTGTTTTTGTTACTTGTAAATGCCAAGATAGACCATCTGTTGCATGATATTCAGCTGTTGTTTCCAAAGAGCCTTCCCATTCTGCATATCCAAAACTGTAAGCTGGTACTATATAAGTAGTTCCTTTATCAACTAAATCAGATATAAATATTTCAGCTCCATAAAAAGTTACAGGTACGTCTCCAGTTCCACCTCTGAATGCTGCTTGATAATCTCCATTTATAAAGATTTCAGAAGTTGAAAGAGTTATGTAATCATCTGGGTGTATTACTACTCCAACTCCCTTGTGAGCATCTGGAACTGTTTTAGACCATACATGTGCTCTTCTAACTGCTTTTATTAATTCTTTAACATTTGCTAAATCATCAATAGTTTTTGTTGCTACTCCACCAGTTAAAGCTGTTGCTCCTGTTTTTATTTTATCAATAATTATTTCATCTTCTCCAACTGCTACTGCTGTTGTCATTGCTGATACAAAACTAGATTTTAAATCTATCTTTGTTTTATTCATTTCATCTTTTGAAAGCTTTTCTTGTGATATTATTCTTTCTGGACTTGCTTTAAAATGAGCAAAATCTCCTCCATCTCCTTTAGCTCCATTATCGCCAAACATAGATTTAACCACTTTTTTATAAGAAGCCTTTTTCTTTCTGTTAAAAGTATGTGAGTCGGCTCCTTTAACTGTTGCTCTTTCCCCTAATCTTTTTAATCCATTTTCTTTCATCTTGTCCATTGCCATTAAAATAGCATTTGTAAATTGTTGTTGGACTGTTGTTGTTGTGTTTGCCATTACTACTACCTCCTAATAAGTTACAATTCCATTAAAATATTTTTTATCTTCCTCTGTTGCTAATAGACTTCTTAATTCATTTGCTTTTTTTGCTTTTTCCTTATCATCAATTCCCTTACCTAAACTTTCACTTAGATATTTATTAAAAATGTCTACTGCTTTGTCACCACTAATATAACTGTTTGTTCTTGTTTCTCTTTCTGTTTTTGCCAAATTTACATTATTACCTCCTTTTGCAAAATTAATAACTCTACCTAAAACTTTAATAGCATATGGGTCAGAAGCTATTGCATTAAAAAACTTTTCTTCTGGTGTTCCTTTTAGAGCTCTTTGTAATAAATTACAATTTGCTTGATAAGCTCTTTTTTCTTCAAAAGTTAAATGTTTATTTAATTCTTCTTTTATGCCTTGTGGACTTTGAGCTTCTGCTCCTTGTTCTGCCATAAATCCAACTATTCCTAAAACTTGTTCTTGTGATAATCCTAATTCTTGAAATTTATTTGTGTAAGATTCTAAAGCTTTTACACTATCTTCATTTGTGTCTATTTTTTCTTTTAAACTTGATAGGTCATATCCATTAAAAGAAGTTTCAACATCATCGAATGTCATTTTAGTAGGGTCAAATATATCTCCTTCCACTTCTTTATCTTGAATATTGTTATTTTGATTATCAAGAATTTCAGGATTATTTTCTAATTGTTCTTGTGGATTTTGAGTTTGCCCATCACCTGTCTCTAAATTTTGGTTTACATTTAAATTATCGCCGTCCATTACTACTCTCCTTTCATACTTTCTATAATTTCATTTTTTTTATTTACTAAATCAAATTTTAGTTTGATTAATAAATTTCTTTGTTCTGGGTATTTTCCATAGTTTTGATAATAGTTTTCTTTTGTTTCTTCCCAGTCTAATGCGCACCATTTGATTAGTTCTAATAAATCATTATCTCCTGCATACTTTGTTAAAAAATCATCATATTTACTTTTTCTTTCTCTGTCATTAAATATCACCTAATCCACCTACTCCTTGTTTAACTCTTTCAGGTATTCCTGTTTCTTGTCTTTTTCCTACATTTTCTTGAGCTTGTGCTAATGTTTCTATTTCTAATAATCTTCTTTGATTTTCTACCAATTCTATAATTTCATCTTTTGAATTAACAATACTTGCTGGGATATTCATTTTATTTCTTATATCTTCAACTGCTTCGGCAGATTTTATAATAAATCCTCTCTGTTCTTCTGGCATTAATTGCGAAGCCATATTATAAAAATCAATTATTCTTAATCCATACTCCCTACCTGAATTTTGAGTTAATTCGTTGACATAATGTATTTTTGAATGTGTCACATAGTCCTCGTTTTCCAGTGTATTCAATAAACCTTTTTTTTCTAAAATATAATAAGCATTCATAAATATTGGCTCTAATAATTCAGTGTTAATAAGTTCATAAGTTCCTGAAAATTCACTTCTAAACATTTCTTGTCTTAGTTCCATTTCAGTGGCTGACCTATTTTTAGTTTCCAGTACATCTCCCAAAGGCTGTGCCATATATGCTTTTCTTATTCTTTCTCTACAATCATTTATGTCTTGGTCTATTGGTATTAGATTAGTTCCAGTGTTTATTGGTTGTATTCCCATTTTATTGGCATCGTTCCATTCTCCACCATAATTAATAGCCCCAGGTTTTAAACTAACTTTATTTCTTAAACTTATATCTCCATAAAAATTAGCTGGTGGATCCACAATTTTATCTCTGTGTCTTGCTCTTTTTTCTATATTTTCATTAAGATCTTTAATAAGATCTTTGTTGGCTCTGCCTATCCCAATACCCCAAGGATTTGAACTATCTACTTGCCATCTAAATATTACATAAGGATTATATTCAAGTACTTCATAAACTAACTCTTCTTCAAACTCTTCTGTATGCACGAAATGATGATAAATATTTACTGCTTTTGTTTCATCAAATTCTGCAATTATAGTTTCTATAACTGATATTTTTTCAGTTAATTCTTCCTCACTACTTAAACTTTCAGGCTTCTTGAAATTAAGATGACCGAACATATCTATTAAATCTTCAAGATTTTTTTCTACATATCTTTTAAAAACAATATTAGGTTTACCTTGCATATCTTCTAAGAAAAAAATATTATCAAGATTTTGATAACTATAAGTAAAAGGTTTTGCAGTTGAGTTTAATTCAACTATTTTAAATATTCCTGTTCCAACTTTTAAGCAATCACTGACTGATTTTGCAACTTCTGTATAATAGTTTGTATTACTATTAGTTCTATAAACTGTTTCTGAATTTTCTTCTAAGATTTCATCAAGTTCTTTTTTTATCATTTCAGCTGTACTATCATTTACTTCCTCAATAGCTTTTATTACATCTAAATTGCTTTTTAGCTCAGCCCATTTTTGTGATTTTGGAAAAACAGAAATCATAATAAAATTTGATAGAAATCTTTGACTTTCTAATACAACACTGTCTACTTTTCTTGAAACGCTCTTTTGTCTTGAAGCATCATCTTTTATAGTGAATGATGTATCAGTTAATTCAAATGTTTCGTTATAGTCGCCTTTTATATCATCTTTGTAAGTTTTAGATTCTTCAAAATAATATGTTAATTTTTCTTTTGATGGTTTTTTCATATATTACCTACCTGTTTTAAAAATCTTTTTAAGCTTATCCTCATCTCTGTTTTTATTTAGTTTCAAACTTTTTGAAAAATCAACAGTTGTTTGAGGTTTATCAGTTAAATTTGTTCCTTGTTGTTTATTTTGAAAGCCGTCTATATCTCTTTGCATACTTTCAGTATCTGTTTTTACTTTGTTTCTATATTCTTCTTCTGCTTTTCTTTGTCTTTCAAGTTCTGCTTGTCTTTTAGCTTCTGCCTCAGCTTTAGCTTTTGCTTCTGCTTCTGCTCTTGCTCTTTCTTCTGCTCTTCTTCTGTTTTCAGCTTCTATGGCTAATCTTTGTCTTTCTGCTGCTTCTCTAGCTTGTCTATCAGCTTCTTCTCTTTGCTGTCTAAGTAAATCTTCTTGTGGATTTTTTCCTATTGCTCCACCAGTCAAACCACCAACTATATTTTTAGCAGTTTTTCCAATACCTCCTATTCCTTTCCCTATTCCTTTTCCAACTTTTTTAATTGGATTACCACCTTTGTAGTAAGTTTTTTCTAAACTATAATATTCCTCTAAAGTATCATATTCTTTTATTTTTAAAATTTTCATTCTAAACCTCCTAGTTCTACAATAGATATATTGTCATTTATTACTTGTTTTGCATTAAGCTTTTTTATTAATAAATTATGAAATCTAATAGATGTACTATTATCTAAATAACACCATAGATACAGATTTTTATAATGTTTCAATCTATTTCTAAGTAAATGCATTAAATTAAAATATGATGTAGATACAACTTTATTACTAAGATTTATTACTCCGACACACATAAAATTATCGTATTTTGTAAAATCTATATAGTATGTATCATCAATTAAATACGCTTCTTCTGGAAAATTAATTATTTCATCATCACAGAAATAATACTTATAGTATTCATCGTTTTTTAATTTATCTATTTTTGTGTTTATATTTTCTATTTCTTCTGTATTTAATTTTTTTATCATAAATAACTTGCCTCACTGTCTGCATTTTCTAAATAATTTGTTTGCATTAAATCATGTAAATTCTTATTATAATCGCTAGAAAACATACGCATACAAAAGTATTCAACCGCGTCGCAAGTGTTGCTTGCTGCAAGACCTCTGCCGTGAACGGGTACTCTTAGATTTTCCCCAGTAGAGTTATCTATTTTCCATTCGTATGCTTTCATTAATCTAACCATATCCCTAACTGCTGCACAGTCTAAAAACTTAATTTTATGCTGTTCTATACTATGTCTTGTTATTTCTATTGTCTTATTAACTTCGTATGCTCTTAGCACTCTAACATCTCTAAAATGCTTGTTATACGCTTCCCTTCTACTTGTTAAATGATCAATAGCGTCTTGTCTGTTTCTAGCGTCGTGAGGGAGTATAATCTCTACATCTTTTATATTGTGTTCTTTCACAAAAGTTTTTATGTACTCTATATAATGTATTGTCGCTTTATCTGTCGCAGCATAATGATGAATTATAGTATTATCTATTGTAAATACCAATGCTGTACTGTCATTAATTCCTAAATCTTCACTAACATATAACTTTTTGTTAGATAAATTTATTTCTTTTATCCATTCAGCTTTTAATAAACTTGCTGCATAAATAGCATTCTCATTTGCTACATCAATATTACAAAGTATGTCTTGTTCAAATTTACTTTCACTCATTAGAGTTTTAACATTTTCTAATTTTTCATCTGTATAAACTCTTTCTCCGTTTTCATCAACTGCTCTATTATCTAAAGCATTTAGTACATCAACAAACCATTTTTGTGGCTTTTCTTCTATCATTTTATTAAACTCACTACCAAAACGTGGAGTGCTTACAAGTATGATTTTTCCTTTTATGTTGACTACTGATGGTATCAAATACATCATAATATCCTTATTTTGAATTAATGCCATTTCTGATATAACTAATAAATCTAGGTTTCCACCAACTTTATTATTAGCGTCTTGTGATCCAACGAAATAAATTTTAGATCCGTTTTTAAATCTAATTGTGTTATCAGAATGATAGAGCTTATCAGATTTTAAAGGTAAATCTAAAACATTTCTGTCTATAATTTCATCAATTATCTTTTTTTTGTTATTACTATATCCATCTAAAATCATCATTTTCCCTTGCTTCATTGTTGGGAATACATAGTAAACAACACTATTAGAAACTTCTATACATCTTTTACAAGCAAGATACAAAGCAAGTAAGTCTTTCCCCATTCTTCTACACCAGCAAAGTAAGAAATAATCATACTTATCATATAAATCTATAATGTCTTGTTGATAGCTTCTAGCTTTAAAAATAAGAGCATTACTTCTATTCTTTTTTCTGTCTTGTAATTCTTTTTCTATCAAATCAATTAGCACTTTCATCGCTATCACTCTCTAATGATTTCATAAACTCTAAAACTTTCATTATATTTTCATCTGTTAGCTTTTGTATTTTTTCAGTAAAATCTATCAATAAGTCATTTTTAAATTTATTTTTTTCTAGTTCTAGTCTTTCAAGTCTTTCTATTCTATCTAATTCAAAAATCTTTTGTTCTGTTTCTTCGTTCATTTTAATTAATTTTTGTGTATCTTTACTTATGTCTTCTGCAAGATTTAAAGTATATTCTATTTTCTTTTTTGCTATATTATTAAGATTTAATCTATCTTTTTTATTCTTCGTTATTTCTTCTCTATATTCTTCTCTAAAAGATTTTAAATAATCTAGCTGTTTAACTTGTAACTTCTCTTTACTGCTTAATCTTTTAACAACATCTATTGTTGTGTTACTTTGTGTAGCTGCTTCTTCTAAACTTGCTCCCGTTTCTATTAAAACTCTTGCTTTCTCTTTTCTTTTCTTTTTGTCGCTTGTCGTTGTCGTTTTAATGTCGTTGTCGTTTGTCGCACTATTAAAATCTTTTCTATATCTCTCTACTGTTCTTACACTTATGCTTAATGCTGCTGCTATCTCTTTATTGTCTTTCTTTTCTATTATTAATTTATAAACTTCTTGTCTTGTACTCACATCTTCCAGCACCTCCAAGCCGAAAAAATAAAAAAATGGGATACATAAAAAGTTAATTTACATTTTTGTAAATCTTCTTCTTATATATCCCATCTACTTTAATTAAATTTTGATTGTAAGATATTATTTTATTTAATTTTAAAAAAAAATTTACGCTTTTTTTCATTGATATTATTGGACTTTTTGAGTTCTACAAAAATATTTTAAAAAAAGTATTGACATACTCGTACAAGTATGATATTATTAAAGTGTGAAAGGGAAATGCGACCAACACTTCCCATAAACTAAGAGTGATAAAACTCTAAGTCTCAACTACTTAGATTATACCACTTCTTAGTAAAAAAATCAAATAAAATCAAGGAGTGATGAAAAATGCTAAAAGGTTTAAAAGAATTAAGAGAAAGAGTTTTAAAAAATGGAAAAGGTGAATTTGATTTAACAGATGATTATATAATGTCTGGGAATGATAGCAAATATTCTCTAGTTTGGAGAGGCGCAAGACAATTTGTAAACGGATATAATTCATTGAAAGCTATAAAAGAAGATTTAAAAAATAGAGGTCTTTAATTAGACCTCTCAGGAGGCAATATGGAAGAAAAAAAGAGAAAAGGTTATAAAACCCAGGAACAACAAAACAAAGCTAATAAAAGATACAGAGCAACAGAAAAAGGAAAAGAAAAAACTAAGCACTCAACTTATAAAAGCCGTGCGAAAGTTTTTATAAATGAAATGGCTACACTTGGAGAATTAGAAGAACTTGAAAATTTAATAAATATTAAAAAACTAGGAGGTTTAGAATGAAAAATTATGTTATTTTAAGAAGTTATGAAAATGCTTTAGGAGTTACTAATTTTGGTATAGTTTACGGACATAAACCACAAGTGAATATGATTAGAGGTAAATATGAAATTTCTTACGCTTATGATGATTTACTAGATTATGAAGAACTTAATAAAATTTTAAAAGAAAACGGATACGAATTAAGTAAATATTTAGAAAACAATAAAATTAAAGATGAACTATTAAATTTAATTTTTGATGATGAAAATTTAAAATATAAATTACATATTGTTGAAGTTTCAAAAGAATTAAGGGATTTATATTATAGTGATCCTAAAAACCAAAATGCTGGGGAAAACAGTGATTATTATAATTCCTTGAAAAAAATTCAAAATGATGTGTATAAATTAAAATTAAAAAGAATAAATTAAATATAAAAAAAAGAGGGATTGAAAATCCCCCTCTTTTTTTTATGGATTCTTGAAAAAAATCCATAAACAATTACAGTATAATAATTATATCATAAAATATTTTTTTGTCAAAAAAAGAGCAGGATTAGTTTCCTGCTTTTCTAATTTCTAATATAGAAATACATAAAAATATTTAAAATAGACTATATCTAAATTTAAATTCTAATTTAGAAATACTTTATATATTCATTATATCATATTCTTAATAAAATTCAATCTTTTTCATTCTCTCCAACTTCATTAAGAATCTTTTTTATCTCCTCATTTTCATATCTTGTATTTTTGGAGAATATCACAATTCTTTTATCTTTGACTTTGATTCTGTATTCTCCATCTCCCAGCTTTTTTATTAAATTTGGGATATCTATAATTTTTGCTAAACTCATTGCTGCAGCTCCTAATTTATAATCTTTTTAACTTCTTCTAAACTCTTAACAACATAATATTCAGCCCCTTGTTCTTTCATCTTTTGCTCCATTATTTTTTGTTCAGGCGATTGTCGCCCAGTTGGTGTTTTTATTTCAAGCCCTATTGTTCTGCCTTTTGTAAAAACTATTATATCAGGAAACCCTTTTTTCTGTCCTTTTGAAAGGCTTCTAAATTTCTTATCTACTGGGTCATAGATTGCTGTATTATTAGTTCTTTGAAACCACAATTTATTTTGCTTTTCTAATAATGTTAAATAATCAATTATTACTCTCTGATAATCAGTTTCTTTCATCTCATCACTTCCAGATTAGCATAGCAATTGATATAGCTTCCACAATTGAGATTACACCTAGTTCGAAAACTATAACCATATAATCTTCTAATCTTGCTTTTAATCTTGCTTTTGTTAAATTATGTTTATCTTTTTCTTTGAAATAATCTTCTTTCCAGAAATTAGCTTCTTGAGATTCAAGACTTCTATTCCCATTCTTTAAAATCTCTATTTCCTCTTTCAAACTATCAATCTCTTTGATATAAGCCTTGTTATCTTGCTTCTTATGTCTTAAATCTTTTATTAGATTTAGTAAATATTCTTCGCATTCCTCCTTGCTGTTTAGCTTAGCAGCATTAAAAGTAACTCCTGCCTCTTTATTAGCTTTTCTTATAAAACCTCTTAAATAATCTCTTACCGATATTTTCTTAGTTACCATTTGGTCCTCCTTATATTCTAAATAAAATTATTATTAATTCAATTATTGCAATAATGAGTACTATGTTATTTTCATTATTCAACTTACAGTATTCATTTTCTAGATTATTAACATAGTTTATATAAAAAATTATATTTTTTTCTAATTTCTTTATTTTTCTTTTAAGTCTTTTATTTTTGCTCATTAATACACTCCTATATTTTTAATTTTCTTTTGCTTTGCCAATTAAATTCAACATATTTACACATTTCTAAAAGTCTATCATAAACTTTATTAACTCCATTAATTTTTAGATGTTCTTTAAGTTCTCCCACTTTCAAATTAGTTGTAATTATAATCGGCTTTCCTGCTCTGTATCTCTCATCGAACAGTCTAAAAATCTTCTCCTCTGCCCACATCTTCCCATTTTCTCTATTAATGTACTCACTTCCTAAGTCATCTATAAATAGCAGATCAACATCCTTAACAGCAGAAATAAAGCTTTCTTCCTCATCTATATTTTTTCTAATTCTGTTAAAATATGCTCCTAGTGAGAAACTTAGAACTGAAAAACCTTTTTCATCTAGCATATTACAAACACAATTTGCTAGGAATGTTTTACCAGTTCCAACTCCACCAGCAAAGATATATCCGTGCTTTTCTATGCTAAAATCTTCAGCATATTTATAAAGTTCTTGATAGATTTTTCTTTCTTCTGTGTTAGATTTATCTATTTCAGCATTAGAAAAAATGTTACTTCCTGCATTTCTGTCAGTTATAGACAAATCCTTAAATCTTTTCAATCTAGCTTGTTTTCTGTAACTTCTAATACAAGCACAATCACGATTAAATGTGTAACCTTGTGGAGTTTTAAACTCTGTAACCTCTCCACAAACTTCACATCTCTTTAAGACTATATCGCCATTTTCTAATACTTCTACTGGCTTTTTTTCTAAGAAGTCAAAATCATTGTTTTTTATTTTTTCTGCTAGTTCTCTCATACTTGTTATAGACATACTAATCCCCCCATTTTATTTCTGCTGCTGAATTATTTTGAGTATTTTTATTATTAAATTTAGGCCCATTTATTTTTTGGTTTAAGTATTTTTCAAACTTAGAGCCAAATAAAGTATCGGGACATAAATACTTTTCCATATCAGTGTTTAGCCACTCGGAACACTTTTTATCTATAACACTTTTAAAATCTTCTAGTGTATAACCATCACTTAACCTAGCTTTTATATGTTTAGTAGTATTCTTAGAATTAGATTTATATTTAGTTCCTGCTTTTTGGTTTAAGTGATTTACAACTTCTTCAATTTCTTTTATATATTGTGTATTGTTCTTTGAGTCTTTTTCATTGTGTATTGTTATACCTGCAAAATTTGTAGGTGGTGTACCTGCATTTTTTGTAGGTGGTTCATCTGCAAAATTTGCACCTGCATTTTTTGTAGGTGGTGTATTTACATTTTTTAAATAGTAAACATTAACTTTTCCATTAGTTTTTTTTATGTCTATTAAACCTTTTTCTTCAAGTTGTTTTAGATACTTAACAATAGTTCTATAATCTTTTATCCCTGTAACTTTACATAGTTTTTCTTGACTAGGGAAACATTTACCATCTTTATCTGCATATCTTGCTAAAAGCATATATATCAATTTTTCCATAGCTGTTATATCTTCTCTATCAACTAAATCATTTTCAAGCCAAAACCAATTCTTTTCTCTTATATCTCTCATAAAAATAACCTCCTGTGTATTTGGAGAGCTTGTCGACTCTCTCTTTATTAATTCAATTAGTAGAAGCTACATATTAGCCGACAAGCTATTAAGTAGCCCCCACTAATTCAATTAATAAATTTAGTTGGACTTTATAGGAAAAATATTAATATTTCTTTTATCATCAACATTTCACAAGTAGGAAATCTAGTAGGAAACATTGAAGTAAAATAATGCATTAATTATTTTAGAATATGTAAAATTTTTATTTATTTTATATTGATATATAGAAAAATTATTAGAATTTTTTTAGAATTTTATTTTACATTAAAATATTTCAAAATATTTATAGTATTAAAATATCATTTAATTTCAATAAGAAACTAAAATATAAAATATTTTAAAATATTTTATGCATATTCTTATTAACTTCTCCAGAAAAATTTTAATAATTTCGTTGATATATATAAAAAAAATTAATATTTATCCAGAAAAGCTTTAAAAAAATCTTGAAAAATTACGAATTGACACGACAAATGTTTCTTTTAGTTTCAATATATTTTTTATCAAAATACGAATTGATAAGAAACTGCAAGAAAATATATAAGATTAGTTCTTACACAGATAGCCACAAGAAAAACATCTTTTAGATTTTTGGAGGAGATAGAAAAACTTATGGCTATGTGTCTAAGGACTAGCCTTAGATTTGTATTATTTACTCCTTTGATTTATAATATATTTTGCAAGATACTTTATAAACTAAGGAGATGATTTTATGGAACATTTTTTAATTTTAATTACTCAATCTTTTATAACTTTATTTGCTTTCTTTTTAGGAAAATGGCAAGATAGATATAAATATAAGATTGAAGCATACAAAGAAAGATATTTACATCTATACTGCCCATTTATAGAAATCTACATTTCTTATATAAGAATAAATGAAAAACCTAAACCTGATAACTTAGAATTTAGAAATAAAATTCTTGAATTAATTAAAAATAACATTCTTTATCTTGATACTAATTCATTAGCATATTTTCAATTTTTCTTTACTATGATTAGGTTCAAAAAATACGATAGTAACAAAATCTTTTTAAACTTAATCAAGAGTATGCTGCAAGAATGTAAACACATAGAAAAAAATTTAAGATACCCAATGAAAGCACAGTTATTGTTAAGCCGTCAAAATCTCTTAGACGAATAGATTTATAGAAAACATATATTGTTCCTAACACCGAGAAGATTAAATTGAATAAAACTTCTGTATTCATTATTCTCCTTTCTTTTTTATAACTACTGTAATTTTATTTATAAAAAAATACCTTTTTTCATTAATTTTATTAATATTATTTTGTTATTTTATTATAATTTTAAACTTGTAATAATTTCCTTTTAACTTATAATACTCACAAGGGGGCGGTATGATATGTTAGAGGAGGAAATTATTGAAGTTTTTAAAATTTTAGAACAAGTTGTAGAAATAATTAATCAAGAATGATTTCATCACCATTCTCATCAACTACTATAATTCTTTTTCCTAGAGCTTCTAGGACAGAGCAGATTTTGTTGAAAGCATTTCTCTCATTACATTCTTTTAGAGTTTTCATATAGTTTTCAAACGCTGACTTACTTCTACCTAGCTTTCTACCTAATTCTGCTTTTGAATTATAGTTTAATCTTCTTTCCCTATCTAAAATTTTCCAAATTTTTTTCGTATCCATTTCTCACCTCGTTTTTGTACACTTTTATATGTACTTATTTTACAAAAAAATTTATTACTTACTTTTTTATATTGTACACATAAAAATTTACAAAGTCAATAAAAAATTTAAGAGAGAATAAATCTCTCTTAAATTAAAATATTGTTTATAGTTTTTGCTATTTTTTCTTCCAAAAAAATAATTCATCAGCAAAACTTTCTTTTGTATAGTAAAATTTTTCTTTTCTTTTCTTTATTATCTTTTCAAATTCAAATGTCTGTTTTATTTTATCTAACTTTTTAATTTCTTTTATTTTTTTTCTATACTTAAAATATTCAAATCTGCTAAGCCCATCACTTCCAACATAAAAAGGTAAAGAAGATATATAAATAAGGCAGAAAATTGATGGAATTAAAAAGCTTACATTAAAAACTATATTTATAGTTTTATTATTACAATGCTTTCCAAAAAATTCAGGAATTGTGATAATAATTAAAACTATAAAATCAAACACATAACTTCCTACAATTAGAAACATAATAAAAAATGTTAAATACATTAAAAAATCACTAATATTTCTAAATTTAAAAATAGCAACCAATAAATTAAAAAAAATAAGTAAATAAAATATTTCCATAATTTCCCCCATTTTTATTTAAAATTAACTTTTTTCAACTCTTTCTTTTACTTTATCTAACATAGTTTTTATTTTATCATAAGTACCATTTTTTAAACTTGTATATTCAAGTCTTTCTATAATATATAAAAAAGCCATTTTTTGACTTTCCTTATCTAACATTTTTACAACATCTTTCATATTATCTAAAAAATCATTTTCTATTTTTAGGCCTATATTTTTTAATATCTCATCTGGTAAAGTATCTTCCATATAAGCTTTCATTAACTTTTCCTTATGTAAAGGATAAATTTTTAAAATCTTTTCAAACACATTTTTACTAATTGGATTTTTATTTTTTTCTATCCTATCAATATAAGAAAAAGCTATATCTATTTTTTCTGCCAACCTCCTTAAACTTTCTCCATTTTCTTTTCTAATTTCTTTTAAAATTTCACCAAACGACATACAGTTCCTCCTTGTTTATAAATGATTTTAACATAATTTTTAAAAAAATAAAAATTTTTCTTGACATTGTACACAATAAGATGTACAATAAGATTATAAGATATTTAAAAAAATTTTCAAATATAAGTACATATATAGGTGTACAAGGGAGGATAAAATGAAAAACTTCACATTAGAATTTGCAGACCATCAATGGATTATGTACACAGAAGCAGAAAATAAATACGGGAGTGAAATAGATAACTATTTCAAGTTACCAGACCTAGCAAAATTAGAAGATGAATACACATCAATAGCTGCTAGTTGGGATAGCACAGAAGAACAAGGTTATATAGATGTAGAAATAACAGCTGTTCATTCTGATAGTACTTATCCATTTAATTATAAGTTTAATGATTTCAATAAGTTTATTGAAGCATTAAACAATTTAGAAAATGAAATAGAAATAGATAAACTTAATGTTAATGATTGGGAATATGAGAAAGAGGATCCATACGGAAGTAGAGGACTAAGCATAAGAGATTTTATATAGGAGGAGAAAATGAAAGATTTATATTTTATATCAGAAGAAACAAGATTAATATTTGGATTAGTAGAACTAACGGCAAAAACACAACTTGATTTTTTAGGAATAGACCAAAGCTATTACATTAATAAATCAAAAGCTAAAAATTGGTATGAAAAAATTAAAACTAAGTTAGAAAATTGTGAACACGGTTTTAAAGACTTGGCTATTGAAAATCTAAATAAACTTTATAAAGGAATGGGAGGGAAAATATAAATGGCATACATAGATAAATCAATAGGAGAGAAATTAATAGAAACAATATATAAATCAGTGAAAATTTCTATAAAAAACACTGATGAATTAATAAAAGAAAATGAAATTGCTGGTTATAACACTTCTTTTTTAAGAGGTATGAAACACGGAGAAATTAATTTATTAAAAAATTTTATAAGAGAAGTAAGAGAATTGGAGGAGGAATAAATGCACTGTAAAACACTTCAAAAATACTGGAATAGAATATCTTTCCCAGCTGGGATAACGCTTGTTGAAGCTGTGGAAATAATAGAAAAATATATAAAAATGGAGGGAGAAAATGGAGTTTAAAAAAGCAAGTTTTAAGGAAATAGTGAAGCACAAAATCAAATGGATAGTTAAAATTTTGAATTATCCATTTAAGAAATTAGAAGAATTGATGTAGGAGGGAAAAGATGATTTTAAATTTTAGAACATTAAAAGCGAATGAAATAGATGTAAAGCCACAAACAGTAAAGGAAAATGGATTTTCTTTATTGTTATATAAAAATGCCAGAGTTGATATGGATGTCCTAGATGAAACAGTAGGACCACTTAACTGGCAAAGAAAACATAGTAGAGAGAATGCTAATTGTATTGTATCTATATATGATGAAGATAAGAAAATATGGGTAGAGAAAGAAGACACTGGAACTGAAAGTTTTACAGAAAAAGAGAAAGGACTTGCCTCAGATAGTTTCAAAAGAGCTTGTTTTAATTGGGGAATAGGTAGAGAACTTTATACATCACCATTTATATGGATAAGTGATAAAAAATACATAAAAAATTCTAATGGAAAGCTATCATTAACAGATAAATTTTCAGTTAAAGAAATAACTGTTGTAGATAAGGTTATTGCTGAACTTGAAATAATAGATAGTAAAGGAACAGTTGTATTTTCTACTAAATCTAAAAAAACAACTAAGAAAGAACAAGACAAGGCACAAGAATATTTGAACAGTAGAGCTGGAATGATAGAAAAATTAACTGAATATGTTACAGGAGAAAGACTTGAAAAAACTCTAAAACATTTTGGAGTAGAAGCATTTTGGCAAATGTCGGATGAACAATTAAAAGAAGCTTGTGAAAAAATATTTAAAAAATAAGGAGTGTGTATAATGAAATTTTATGATGTAGCAAAAGATTATATTGAAAGAATGGAATTTTTGGAACAAGGGATTAATGCAGAAACAGGAGAAATGACAGACAATGCAAATCAGTTAGCAATATGGACTGCTGAACTAACACAAGATTTAAAAGATAAATCAGCAAATGTAATAGCAGTTGTCAGAAATCAAGAGCTTACTATTGAGGCTCTTGATAATGAAATAAAAAGACTGCAAGCTATGAAAGATAGTTTAAAAAAGAATTTAGACAAATTTAAGACTTATGTTAAAAGTGCAATGCTAGTAAATGGCATTGAAAAAATAGAAACACCAATAGGAAATATTAAATTTACAAAATCAACATCTACTGAAATTTATGATGAAAGTTTGATAGATAAGAAATTTATAGAAGTTGTAACAACTGAAAAAATATCAAAAGAAAAAATTAAAGTTGCTCTAAAAGCTGGGGAAGAAGTTCAAGGTGCAAGACTTGTAGAAAACAAAAATTTAAAGATAGGGTAGGTAAAAAATGAATATAGTGATTTTAAAAGGAAGATTGACAAAAGATATAAATTTGTTATTTAGTCAATCAGGAACACCTTACACAAGTTTTATAGTTGCAGTGAATAGATATAGTAAGGATAAAGATTTAACAGATTTTATACTATGTACTGCATTCAGTAAGACAGCAGAATTTATATCTGAATATTTTAGAAAAGGGCAAGAGATTTTAATTAGAGGTAATGTAAAAGTTGATAGTTATGAGAAAGATGGAAATAAGATAACTAGGCAATACATTATTGTAGAAAATGTTGAATTTGTCGGAAGTAAAAAAGAAGATGGAAATAGTGCAAACAGTAACACAGAAGCAACAACTGATGATATTGATGAGGAATTTCCGTTTTAGGAGGAGAAAATGAGAAAAATAATAGAACTTGACATAATATTACCATACTATGAAGCAATGTATAAAGTTGGAAAAGAAATAATAATAAAAAGTATAAATTCAAGCAAAAATTGTTGTAATGAAGAAATTGTAAAAGAAATTAAAAAAACAGACATAAACTGTAGTGGAAATGATTATCTAATTACAACTGAAACAGGCAAAGAAATTTGGATATTTGAGGGACAACCTGGATTACAAGTAATTTGGGAAAATAAAAATAATTAGGAGTAAATAAAATGGAGAAATTAGGATACACAAGACAAACTCAAAAACTTATATATTGGTTGCTTGATGACTTCGCTAACTTTTGGCAAGGAAATGAAGCAGGATCAAGACCATCATTTATAGAATTAGCTTACACAAAAGAAGTTATGAAAGCTAAATTTGTAAAAGTCTATAATGGGTTTGATACTGTTAAAAATGCTCAGGCATTCCTAATTTCTTCTATCTACAATAAGGATAATCTAACAGTAGATGAATTGACTAGCAATGTTATAAAGGCATTACAGAGCCTAGCAATTCAAAATGGTGGATTTAGCTTATCACTTGGAAGTCTAACTCAAAAGCAAGCCAATGATTTTGTTAAGTGGCTATTTGAAATGGCTATCTATTGGGAGATACCACTTAGGCAAGAGATTAGAGATTTGTTTGCAGAGGATTATCACGATACATTTATTTATGTAACTTTAAAGAAAAAGATTTGTTGTATCTGTGGCAAACAAGGAGAGCTACAACATTTTGACAGAGTTGGAACAAGTGGTTATAAAAGTGATATAGGGCTTAATTATCGTGTTATGTGTTTATGTAGAGAGCACCACGATGAAGCTGATAACTGTATCAGTAGGATTGATTTTATGAAGAAATATCACTTGGCAGGAATATATCTAAGTCCAGAGCAAGTGAAAGAATTGAAAGGGATATATAAAGGACACTTTCAAGCATTTAAGGAGGAGTAAATGAAAATAGAAGAATATGCAACTGAAAGAATAAAAGATATTAAAGAATTTTTAAAAGGAGATGGAATTGAAGAAAGTATAAGAAAAAATAATTATTCTGTTATAGAAATTCTTAATTATATAAAAGATATGTGTATGGCAGAAGTTAAAGAAACACTAGAAAGATTTGAAAAAAAGTTTGAAATTTATTATGAAAGAAATGGCTTTGATGAAATTTCTGATGAATACATGCAACAAATAGGAACTTTAAAATCAGTAATAAATATGTGTCAAGAATAATGGCTATTTTAAGTTGGAGGACTAAATGGAGAATAAAAATATAGACAATGTAAATAATCCAAACCACTATAAACTTGGTTGTGGTGTTGAAAGTATAGAAATAATTAAAAGAGTATTAGGGATAAAAGGTTTTGTAGCTTTCTGTCTTGGAAATATTCTTAAATACTTAATTAGAGCAGAAAAGAAAAATGGTAAGGAAGATTATAAGAAAGCAGCTAAATATTTGGAATGGATTATTCAAAATTATAATCGTTCAGAAAGTTATTTAGGTAAAATAGGTGAAGCTAATGAATTATTCAAAGAATTTAGAACTGATTGGGAAAATATTATGGATGAAATTGCCAAAGATTTAAATATTAATAAAAAGAAACAGTTGAATTATATTTTTCATTGTGTTTTTAAAGAAAATTATATTTTAGCACTAGAAACTTTAAGAGACTTTATAAAAGAATACGAGGAATAACTATGGCTACTAGAAAAAACTTAGATGCTTTCTATAAAAAAGCATTAAAGAAAATATTGAACTTTAAGGCTAGTGAATTGAGTACAGAAGAATTTAGCAAACTAAAACTGTACTCAGAGAAATTACCAATTTATAGATTTGTGAGGAGGAAGTAATGGAAAAAATAAAAATAAAATTGAAACAATTATTCTGTAGACATAAAAATACTCAATGGATGAAAGAAAATAGTAAATTTCAATGTTTGAGTGGAGATAGAATTTACTTAGTATGTAAAGACTGTGGGAAAATATTAGATTCTACTTTTAGAGAACACGAAGGAAATGGGTGGAAGTAATGGAAAAAGAAAATGTATTAGAGATAGAAATAACTAAGATAAACAATGAATATAGTTTAGCGATAGTTAAAAAAATGAATAGAAAAGTTATAGAAGAAAAAAAGAAATACAAATTCGGGTATGCAAATAGTTCGAACTTAGAAACTAACAGTAAACTTCATAAAGACCCTAATTTTAGTACTTATATTTCAGATACTATACTATGTTTTGATTTATATCTTAATAGTGAAAATGATTGTTTTACTATTAAAAATAATCTTGTAGAAAGTTTAGAGTTATTTTTACAAGAATTTAACGAAAAATATGGAATACCTAAGAAATGGAGAGCAGAAAAATATAAAGAATATTGTTTTTTAAATTCTTATGGCTATATTATTTTATGCCTTGATTTTTATGAAGAATCTGACAATAAAAATTATGAATTAGGCAACTATTTTAAAACAAGAGAAGAAGCACAAAAAGTTATAGATAGTAAAGAATATCAAAACTTCTGGGCTAAGGTAAGAGCAGGAGAGATTGGAGGTTGAGAATGTGGAAGTGTAAAAAATATTTATAAAAACCCTGAATTATTAGGAGGACAATAATGAAAAAAATTTTAGATGTATGTTGTGGCAGCAAGATGTTTTGGTTTCAGAAAGAGAGAGATGACACAGTGTATATGGATAATAGAGAAGTTGAAGATGTATTGTGTGATGGCAGAAAATTAGAAATAAAACCTGATATAGTTGCAGATTTTAGAAATATACCTTTTTCAGATAACTCATTTAAGTTAGTAATCTTTGACCCTCCACATTTACAGAGAGTTGGAGAGAAAAGTTGGTTGGCTAAAAAGTATGGCCATCTAGGTAATAACTGGAAAGAGGATATAAAACAAGGTTTTAAAGAATGTTTTAGAGTGTTGGAAGTTAATGGAATATTAGTTTTTAAATGGAATGAAGAACAAATAAAATTATCAGAAATATTAAAACTAACTGATGTTAAACCTCTTTTTGGAAATAAGAGAGCAAAAACACATTGGTTGGTGTTTATAAAAGAGGAGTAGCTATGATTAAGAAATATGTTAAAAAGCCTGTGGAAGTAGAAGCAATACAATTAAAAGAGGATAACATTATAGAGGTTTTTGATTTTTTAGATGACACAAATTATGAAAAAATTAAAAGTAGATTAGAATTAGATGAGATGGTATATGGAATAAAAGAACAAGGTTATGTGGGAATTTCAACACTTGAAGGATATATGAAAGCTAGTTTTAGAGATTACATAATAAAAGGCATTAAAGGTGAATTTTATCCTTGTAAGCCTGATATATTTCAAGCAACTTATGAGGAAGTGAGATAATGGAATATAAAAGACCAGAAACTTTTGAGGATATATTAAATCTTCAAAAGCATTTAGATGAAAGTATACATAGTTCCAGAGAAAGAACAGAAGAAGATATTAAATTATCTTTAATAGCCGAATTAATTGAACTTAACGAAGAAACAAAATACAGTCACAAAACTTGGAAAACTAAGGAATACAATAAAGATAAAGAACTAGAAGAACTAACCGATGTTTATTTCTTTTTTGCACAACTAATAAATTATAAAAGCAGAGATGGTCGATTTAAAAAAGAATATTATTGTCGTGAGTTCGAACTTTTTCCTGGTTATTATGCAGGCAGTTATTTTACTAGATTAATCTTTAATTTGACAGATGATAATTTTAGTTGGTTTTTTGGTGGTTTATTAACTTGTTCTGTAAAACTAGGCTATACAAAAGATGACATATTAAACTGCTACTGGGAAAAGTGGCAGAAGAATATGCAGAGAATTGGGAAGGAGTGGAATTGATGAGAAGAGAAAAAACCATAAAAGTAACTTTTACAGAAAGTGATGATATGCTATATAATAACTTTATTGATATATTAATAAATAGTTTTTTAGAAGAAATATAAAGGAGTAAGAAAATGATTAATGTTGTAGGATATGCTAGATATTCATCTGATAATCAAAGAGAAGAAAGCATTGTAGCTCAGGAAAGAGCTATAAAAGAATTTTGTCAAAAGAATAATTACAATTTAATAAAATTATACAAAGATGAAGCTATTTCTGGAACATCAATCAAGGACAGAGCAGAATTTTTAGAGTTAATAGAGGATAGTAAAAAGAAAGAATTTCAATGCGTGGTTGTACATAAGTTTGATAGATTTGCAAGAAATAGATATGACCACGCTATTTATGAAAAGAAGTTAAATGATAATGGTGTTAAACTGCTATCAGTGTTGGAGCAATTAAACGATAGTCCTGAATCAGTTATATTAAAATCGGTCCTTACTGGAATGAATGAATATTATAGTTTAAACTTATCAAGAGAAGTTAAAAAAGGCTTAAATGAAAACGCTTTAAAATGTATTCATAATGGAGGAATACCACCATTGGGATATGATTTAGATGAAAATAAAAGATATATCATAAATGAAGTTGAAGCAGATACAGTAAGAATAATTTATAAATTGTATAATGAGGGAATAGGCTATACAAGTATATCAGAACAATTAAATAAAATGGGCAGGCTTAATAAATTAGGTAAGCCATTCAGAAAAACATCCATAAGAGACATATTAATAAATGAAAAATATACAGGTGTTTTTGTGTATGGTAAAAAAGATGGCAGAGGTAGATTAACAGGTAAAGAAGTTAAAATTGAAGGTGGAGTACCACAAATAATTGGCAAAGAAGATTTTGAAAAGATAAGAAATAAAATGAAGAACAGAAAAACTGGTAGTAGAGCAACAGCACATGAAACATATTATTTGACTGGAGTTTGTACTTGTGGAGAATGTGGTGGAAGATACTCAGGTGGTTATCGTTCAAGACAAAGAGATGGAAGCATAACTTATGGTTACACTTGTATAAATAGAAAAACAAAAGTTAATGACTGTAAAAATAAGCCAATTAGAAAAGAAATTCTTGAAGACTTTATATTTAAAACTATCAAGAAAGAAATATTTACAGAAAAGAGAATAAAAAGCATAGCTAAGAAAGTTGAAAAATCTGTAAATGAAAAAATATTGAATAAAGTTCAAGAAATTAAAAAAATAGAAATAGAGATCCAAAAAATAAAAAATAAGATTGATACCTTATTAGAAATATTCCTGGATAACAAAGTATCAAAAGAATCTTTTGAAAATAAAAATAGAAAGCTTGAAAATGAATTGTTTATACTTACACAAGAAAAAAATAAACTCTCTGCATCTAAAAAGATAAGTAGAGAGAATATAGAAAATTTTATAAGAAATTTTAAGTCAAATTTTAATAAAAGTAATATAAAAAAGTCAGTAATTGAAACTTTTGTAAAAGAGATAAAAGTATATGAAACATATGTAGAAATAACACTTAGATTATTTCCTATGTATATTGATAGTAATGGTGGAGATGAAACACGACTTTTATTAGCAATATACAAAGAATATAGAAAAAAATTGTATAATTGAAATTTAATTTTATGATATAATGAAAATAAAAAGGAGAAAATAAAAAATGAATGAAATAAAAAAGGAAGAAATAGATAAAATGCTAAAAAAATTTAATAGTACAATAGAAATTTATAAAAATAAAGTTAACTATATTTTGAAATATTTAAAATTTAGAATTAATGAAGAAAATTGTTATAACGAAAAATCTAAAGAAATTTTAAAGGCAGTACTTAATTATCTATATTCAGCAGAATTTTTAGAAAACACAAGTTTCCCTGAAAAATATGATTATATAGATGAAAAAATGAATATAAAAATAAGAATTGAAAGCCCTGAATTAATAAAATATGGTATAGATTTTAATAAACCTATTTTCGATATAATAAAAATAATAGAAAATCAAATAAACGAATAAAAGCCCAGCTAATAACTGGACTTTTTTATTACATCTCATTTCTTAAAGTTTGTAAAAATTCTATATATCCCTCAGTGCCATATGAATAATCTCTATCATAGATACTATCCATTTTTTTGTTTTTATCCTCCATAACTTTATCTAAGAAGTTATTAAAATCATCAACTTGATCCTCTCTTATAAAATTACTTAAAAACGCTTCTCTTTCTTCCTTAGTTTTTAACCCATTAAATTCATTCATAGCAAGTATAATTGTTTCAGGACTTTCTATTTCTGCATAAGACATAACTGCATGGAACACAAGTTTATTGTTTTTATCCATCTTAGTAAGTTGAGTTTGATAGTCCATTCCATATTCTTTTAACTCTTGCTCTCTTTCTTCTACTGTATCTGCTGTTGAAAGAATCTCATCAAGTTGCTCATTTCTTGCCCCATACTCTGCTAGTTCCATAATACCACTAGCCAAAGCAATTTTAGCTTCTTGTGGAGTATCTTCTTTAAACTCTCCAAATCTTTCAGCTTGTTCTGGGTTATTAGTAAAATATTCTTGATAATCTGTTTTTTCTTTTAATACACTATCAAAAGCTTTTTTACCACCATCATATAAAAGTCCTAATCCAGCAAGCCCTAATTTTTCTATTGGTAATAATCCTTCGTCTTGTTCAGCTTGTGCCTTTTCTTTATATTTATATTTCCATTTTTCTTTTAAATACTCGCTTGATGTATCAAGTCTATTAGGTATGTTCTTTTCAAATTTGATATTATCTATACCTCTTGAAACTGCATTAGGAGAAACTAAATATAATGACCCATAAACTATTTTTTGTATAGGAGATAAACTTGATGACATATCTCTTTTTAGCCCTTTAAAGTTTTGATTAAAGAAACTAGCCACAACATTTTCTCCACCCATAGTAATTTCAAGTCCTGTATTATCTACTAAACCTGTTGTAATTACATCAAGGACAGTGTCAGAAATTTCTCCGTGCATTAAAGCATCTACCTTAGCTTCTATCATTTCATCTCTTGATGTACCTGTTATTTTACCTGTCAGCCAACCAATGCCATAAACAAGTCCTGCTGTTTCTAAAGCTGTTGTACTTGAATTAAAAATTCTTGATCCTGTCTTCCAACTCTTTAAACCTGTAAAACTTGTTTTATTAAATGCAGGAGTATTATCAACTAAAAATCTATATCTTGTAAAACCATCGCTATCAATATAAGTTGTTAATCTGTCAAATGTTCTTGTTAATAAATTCATATTGTACATTCTAAACATACCATTAAAATTAGCCCAGTATCTGCTAACAAGACTATCTGTTTTCAATCCTACTGTATGTCCACTAAAAGCATTTAATTCTTTTCCATTTATGTCAGCAAATTGTTCAAATAAACTTTTTATAGTAGATGTATTATTCCTGTCTTTTACAATATCTAATAGTCCTGTAACACTATTTGTATTTAATATTTCATCTTGAATAGCTTTTAATTTTATATTATCATCTATTCCCATATCAAATAAGACTTGCTTCATAGTAGGTGTAACATCTTCTATTTTAAACTTTGTAAACTCATCATACATAGCATTAGCTGTAAAATATTCTGATAAAGCTATTCTTTGTACATCAGAAGCTGTTTGCCCTTTTGCTCCTAACTCACCAGCATTTTTCAATAAATTAGATTTTGAATATCCTCTCATATCAATTTCAGTTTCCATAACTTTATCAATATAAGCTTCTATTTGCAATCTTTCCAGTGGATTAGTTATAGTGTCTAAATCAATATTTTTTAGATTCTGATATTTTTTAGAAATAACTTTTGTGGCTCTTAACATTTCTTTTGAACTTTGAAAAACTCCAACTCTTTCATTGAAACCTAAATCTATAAGTCCTGAATTAATTCTTTCTTTATTAGTAGCTATTTCTTTAAGATAGTTCAAATTAGATAAAAATTTATACATCATCAAATTTCTTGTATTATACATAGTTTTTCCACTAACTGACATATCTGAAAATTTTCTTGTAGATACATCAGCATCTAATTCAAATAAATGTTGAGTTTCATTTTCCAATGCTTCTTTTAATGATTTGTTATTTTGAACATATCTATTTTTCCCAGTATCTGTGCTATGATTAACTTCTATTCTATCAAAATCTCCTGTTAATCTTTCTCTTAATGTATTAAGTCCACTTTTCTCATTAATTACTTGTTTGTATATTCTATTTAGAGAATTAACAGGGTCAACTTCTGCGTCTATTTCATTTAAGAAACCATCTAGCCAATTCATAGATTTTGTTTCATAATTCTCTATAAAAGTTTTAACTTCTGGTGTTAATACTTTGCCCTCTAATTCTAATTTTTTAGCATTAAAATATTTTTCCATTTCTGGTAAAGGTGCATTTTGAACTGCTACATCTTTCCAATTTTTGCTCTCATATCCTACTAGCTTTCCATTTCTTCTTATATCAAGAGTAGTCGCATTTATATCATTTCTTAATTTTTTAATGATATTATGCTCATCAAGAACATATACTCCTGCTGTATCTCCAACCTTAAACTGTTTAGCTTGTGCCTCTGTCAAAAAAACTTTCTTTTCAGTATTTTTTAATATATTGTCAACAACAACTTTTTTTGCATTCAAGTCATCAGTATCTATTGCTAACTTTAAATTTGACATAGCTTGGTTTTTATCGTAGACAATATCAAAATTATAACCTTTGTTAGATAAGTCTGTGCCATATTTTAAATTAGTATATTCATCTGCAATATTTCTAAATTCATTAGCATAAGGTATTAAATTTTCAGGTATATCTTCATAACCTCTTATCATTCCTTTAAATGTTTTACCATCTATGTTATTTTCAATTATGATAAGTTCGTTCAAATCTCCTATACGAGAAAAATTTGAACTACCTCCATTTTCCATATGAATATATGCTAGTTTGCTTTTATATTCTGCTGTTAATTGCTTTGAATTTAACTTAATTTTATTTTTAATAGGTTTTAATGTCTTACTTAAAGAAGCCTTAGCATTTATATCATTAAGATTTTTATTTTCAGGCACACCATCTTTAAATATTTTTTCTTCAAATTTAGCATTGCTTTCAGCATTCTTAGTTTTATTAAAATCTGCCTGCATTTCATTATGAATTTTATCTATCCTTTTTTCAGTTACATTAGTGTAAAAATCATCTACTTCTTGTGAAAAGTTCTTACCTCTTTCAACGCCTACTGTTTCTCCATTTTCTAATCTTTCTGCTAATTCTATAACTGCCTTTGGGTTAGTTGCTCCTGGACCATATTTATCAACTTCGTTTTGTATTACGTCTAGTGGAGTTTTTGGAGTTTCTTCAACTACATTTGCAAGAGCATTTTCAGGTATATCTTGGGTATTTAATTTATTTATTTTTTTAGAAATATACCTACCTGCTACTTTTGTTACTCCGTGTATAGCTACACTTGTTGCAGCACCATAGGCATATTCTTTTAAATCTTCTTTTCCAAAATCTTTAATTTCTTTGCCCTCTATTTCTGTTTTTTCCCAAGTTGTATCAACAGCACCTTGAAGCACATCCCAAGCTAAATTAGTTACAAAACCATTAGGATTATACCAGTTTGTAGGAGAAGAAACACCCTCTAAAATACTTTGAAATATCATAATTCCTTTATCTATTTTAGAATTACTGTTTAAAAATTTTGCTCTTTCTTCTCTATTTTTTTTGATGGTTTCAATAGCTATTTTTCTTAGTTCAGAGTTTTTCCAGCCGATTTCTTCTCTTTGTTTTTTATATTCTTCATAATTCTTATCATAGTCATCTGTGTATTTTCCATTTACAAGTTCTGGCATAGGTGCTGCAATAAAGTCTGCCACCTGTGTTAAACCTTTAATAAAACCTGTTCTTATTGGATTAAATATTCCTCTGTCAGCACTTGCTCTCATAGCTTCCATTTCTTTTTTTGCAGGTGCAAATTTCTTTTCTTGTTCTTCTAAAAACTCTTTTCCCTCTTTATTTCTTCTATCATATTCGTTTTTTATAGCTCCTAAAATAGACATAATTTTCTCCTTATCTTAAATATCCACCCATCTTATTTTTCTTTGTGCTTACAGTATTTGATTTTGCGTTTTGTGTAGGTCTACCACTTTTCAAAACTTTACTTGCATTTATTAATCTTTTCCCCTCATTTGTATTAAGTTTCTTTAAATAAGGTTGCATTGTTGTTGAATTAATTTGACTTTCTTTGTATCCGTCTTCTTTCATAACTCCTATTATATAATTTTTTAATTGAGCATCTGCATATACTGGGTCTGATGAAAAGTCCTTTCTTAAATCATTCCATTCATCGTAACCCTCATCATCAAACCAACCTATAAACCCCTTTTCAGGTATTCTAATATTCACATTAGTATAGTTTCCTTTGCTATTTTTATTAACTCTTTCAGCTTGATAAAGTTCTGGGTATTCTTTACCATAAACATAAGGAATAGGATTATCTTCATCAGCATATTGTTTTATAAAAGCATTTACTTTTAATTCTTTATCTGAACTATTATCATTTTCAAATAATTTTTCAGCATAATCTCTAACTAAATTTTTCGCTTCAACTTCCGACATTCTTTCATTATCTATTTGTGCATTAATATTCCTTTTTAAGTTTTCCATTTTATTTTTATCAAATATTTCTACTTTGTCAAAATTATCTAAATCTCCAGCAGAAGCCCAATCAAAATTGACCATACCATTAGCTATATCATTGTCAGTCATATCTCTGCCATATTTCTTTTTAAATGCTTTTTTTATATCAGAATACTTTTCACTTCTTAAAGCTTGATCTATTTTTAGATTTCTTAGGTACAGTCTTTGCATTTGTTTTTCTGCTCTTATTCTTGCTCTTTCTGCTTCTTGTCTTTCTTTTTTTACTCTCTTAAATTGATTAGACATTCTGTTTATTACTTTGGAACTTTCATCAGTTAATTTTGTGTATAAATATTCTTCTGCTTCTTCTTTATTATCTGTTGTAAATAAATCAGTCATTTCTTTTGCATAATCCCTCATTAAATCTTTATTATCCATAACTTTTTTTAATTCATTTAGTTTAGCTTCTCTTTGTTCAAAAGTTAAATCTTCATTCATTACAACTTGTTCTAAATAATTTTCTTGTCTACCCATTTCAGCTTTTGTCACATAATTGCCATACATAACAAGAGCTTGTTCATTGGAAAGCCCTGCAAATTCTTTTAAAACATTTATTTGATTTACCATAGTTTTATAATTTTCTTGTGCTTTTTTATCATCATGAATGCCTAAATTAGAAGTTATAGTAACTATTTGTTCTAAATTACCTCTTGCATTATCAGCTTCTCTTTTAGCAACTGCATCTGTTCTTATTCCTAAATTCTTAGCGTAATCTTCTCTATAAGCTATATCATTCTTTTCTATTGCCAGTTTTTTTTCTTCCATTGACATATATTTCATCGATGAAATCATTTTTGATTGTTCTGATAATAATTTCTTTTTATCTTCTAAATAACTATTCCAAGTATCGTCATTAGTATATTTATCGTGAACACTAGCCCATTTTTCTTCTAAATCAATTCTTGCATTTTCTAAATCAAGTCCTAATCTTATTTTTGCATTTTCAGTTCTTGCTTTGTCTACATCCTTAGCAAATTTCTCAATAGTATCTAATACCTCTAATTGATATGTACTCATAGTTCCTATTGCCTTTATAGGAGTTCCATCAAAATTTTTAGGACTTATCATATTTGCTATACCAGTGTCTATATTAACCCCTGCTATACCTGCTCCTGTTCTTTCTTGCTTTGCTATTTTATCTAAAAATGCCATTGTTGCCTCCTAATAAGTTAAATTTTCTTTTGTTTACATTTGATATATCAAAAGGATTAGAACTTCTAAAAGGATTATAAGTGCCAAATCCTCTTACATTTTTATCAGTACTCTTGCTTGGTGTAGATGTTGCATTTTTATCATAAATATTATCTACTTCCTTAGGTTTATAATAGTAATCATATAAATTTAACCCAGTTTCTAATAAAGAGTTATTAATCATATTCCAACCTTGTGTATATGTATTTCTTCCCTGATTTCTTAATTGATCTGCTGTTGCTTTTCCACTATCTATCCAGTTATCTAATCTATTAATATCTTCTGTATATTGATTTTCTGCATTAGCAACACTTGTTTCATAGTTTCTTTTTATTGCTCCCAAAGTATTATCATAATTACTATCAAGTCTGTATTTTTGTTCTAGATTCTCATCTGTTACTTGTCCTATTGCATTTACTTGATTTTCAAGCAAAGTCCTTTGATTTTCAGTAGCTTCCTTATTAAGAGTTGATAAGGTATCATATTGTAAAGATGAGCTTTCTATATTACGAGTTGGAGTAGACATTAAAATTTTATCTTTTGTATCTAAAACACGCTCTTTTAAGTTTTCTCTTGCTGTTACATATTGATTTATTACATTTCTAATTCCACTTTCTAAACTATCTTTTAATTTTAAATTTTCTCTATCATATTGTAATTTAGCTGTATCATCTTGATATTTTTTAATCTTGCCTACTGTTTCTTTATGTTCTTTAAGAGATTTTTCAAACACAGGTTTCAAATCAGACAGGCTATCATATCTTTTTTTAATGCCATCTGCTGTTCTTATTATGCTTTTACCTTGTCTTTTTATGTTATAACCTCTTATTAATCCTAAGGCTCCTCCTAATAAAATATTACCTATCATAATTCCTCCTAATCACCATTTGTGCTAATACTTGTATCTATGCCCAGTATTTCAAATATTTTGTCATTTTCTTTTGTTATGACTTCTATATCATATCCATTTAAAATAGGGAAACTTTTATCTAATCTAAATACAGAAAACAAATCATCTTCTCCTGGAAACTTCTCAATAGATGTTCCTGCAATTTTAACAGTTTTTATTGCTTCTTGGTCCTGGTTTAATACTTTTACAAAAACTCTTTCAACTTGTGACGAATAATCATTTCCATATCTTCCACCTATTTTAGTTGTTATTGCTGGTGTATTCATTCTCAAAAATGCTTTTGTAACATTGTTATCACATTCTCTAAAAAAAGATTTATCTTTTATTAAGTATTTATCAAGTGATAATAATTTGCCTTTTTCTATACTAAAATCTATATTAATTGTAAATCTTCTAAATAAATTAAATTCCAATGCTTGATATAAACATAATTTATTAAATATAATCTCGTTGCTTCCTTTTTTCTTTTTGGTTGCAACCAGCATAAGTCTATCATCATATTTTAATTTTTCTATTTTTTCAAGTAAACTTAATCCACATAAAGCAATTAGAAAAGTCCAGAGTACATTATTATAAGGATAGAATAACATTATAACTGCTCTTATTGCAAGACTTGAAAAAAGGTTAAATGGAATTTCTGAAATAATTGCAAAGATAAAAATACGAATTAAATATTTTTTTCTATTCT